ATATGCTCTTTCTCCTTAATATCCTCAACAGTCTTTGTGCTTCGAATGAGTTGGTTCTCTAAAAATAACTTTAGAAAATAATGATGTAGTTTAAATGTCTCTTCAGGATCGTAGTGCGGACACGTATGCGTAGAGATCGCAATCGTATTTAATTCATTATCAATCGCACCCGTCGCCAGATTATCTATAAACCCTCCATCAATATACTCACAATCAAAATACTTGAATTGAGAAAAGATAATCGGCACATTACTCGACATCCTCAACGCCGTCAAACATGGAACATCTTTAAACTTCTCATTATCCCCCGATATTAACTCCTTTTTATGTTCCGTTAAATTATACGTAACAAGCGTTAGATTTTTATTAAACAATATCTTCAAATCTTTCATCGTTAGAAATTTCCCAATCTTTTGTAACGTTAATTTCTCTAAAAATTGATTAATCACATTCCAATCAAAACTACCCGATCCTTGTGTCATCGACAATATATCACCATACTGGAAAGACCCCAAAAAGTCCGACGTACATAAATTCACAAAAATCTCCATCGGCTTATACCCAATAATCAATAAATACGCAATCACACCACCAATCGACGTCCCGATAAAATTTAACTCTTGATCATGATCTATCATATCATTATCATAAATATATTGTAACGAACCCAACGTAGATAAACCCTTCGACCCACCCCCACTCAACACAATATTCAAATACTTCTTACCAATATACTTTAATTGTATGTCCAATTTCTTATTTAACTCACCCATATCAATACTACTAACCGTCGACACCTCACTCACCTCGTCCGAATCATTATCACCGTTTTTTGACATATAATAAAATTTTATTATATGTTTAAATTTCTTTATTCATTCTAAAAAAGTATATACAGCAAATAAATAGGAATATGATGATGAGTATATAGATGGTGTTATCATTTCTATAAAAATTACTACATTGTTTATAAGCGACTGGGTCATTATTTCGAAGGATATTAGCGATTTTATATGAGATCGCGACATAATCTACGATGTTTTCATCAGATGGGTCGGGTAAAGTCGACCAACTAAATTGTTGAGCATTCCGACTCGTCACGATATCTTCTTCAACGATCGGTGGAGGAGGTTTCCGCAAATACGGAGGTGGAGGTGGAGGTTGCGGTGGCATCGGTTGTGGTGGTGGACGATTTTCAACCATATTAGGATATAATATCGTCTGTATGGATGCCGACTCTTTTGGTTCTATGTCAATAAACGTTTTACCAACTTCCTCGTCAACCGATGACATCGTATTTTCAATATAAGGTTCTTTTAAATAACTTTTTCCTACAGTTGATGGCATATTTATATTATACATTATTTTTTAATAAATTTTTATAATCAGTTTCTAGATATTCTGTTTTATTATTTTCGACGAGCTGGTGTAGGATATTCATGAAATTTTCATCACCGTTTTCCTTGATTCGTCTTTCGGTTTCCGCATCTTTTTTGTATTTGTATACTATTTTGACACCACTCTTCATCAACTCTTTATATTTTTTTGTTTTCTTGAAACTTTTAAATTCTTGTTGATTTCCCGATATGGTCAATTTTAGCGTATCTTTTGTATCTGGAACCGTATACGTTTTGATGTCTTTCATATCCATATACACGATTCGTTTTCTTGGCAATTCTAAATCGAATTCGCGAATCTCCTTCTGTGGTGAGATCGTTGCGATGATGTTTTTTTCGGATTCCCCGAACGCGTGCTGCATACACGCCCCCGGATAATACACATTTGTACCGACCCATTGGTGTGAATGAATATGCCCAGATACAAGCAGTGGATATGTCTCATCCCATTCATCTCCTTCTTCGGAGATGATGGCACCCATTTTACACCCCCTCATTTCTTGATGGGCGAAAATAAGATCGCTCTTCTTCCACTCGGATAAGAAATCAAGGGCTTCCACAAAATTTCCTGGAGGCACATACGGCACTAACGAAAATGTCATGCCGTCTCTCTGAACAAACCTCGGATAATCAATGATTTCGACTCCCTCCCATTCTTTCATGGCGTTCATCCAATGATTCTTTGTCAAAAACTGCCTGTTATTGATAAGATCATGATTCCCTACCAAGCAATACACATATGCGTGAGTACTCAACATTTTAATAAAATCATAGGCTTTGTTTAGAGGCGTCGTATGTAACCGCTCATGCTCGTGAAGCAAATCACCTAACATAATGATAATTCTCGGATTCACTTTCTTAATTAATTTTTGTAATTTACCGATAAATAAATCAATCGCCGGAATATTACTTGCTGTAAAATGTGGATCACCAATAATTAAAAACATACTATAAATTGAAAATACCGATATTTTCAATTTATAATTAGAAATGTGCCTCGTATGTTTAGAAACAAAATATGACTATATTTGCCCCAGATGCAAATCACATGATTCTGGCGTTTGTAAGGAATGTTATCGACCCGGAATTACATGTCCTTTTTGTAAATGTTGCGTTGAAAAAGAATGGATGGTGAACATGAATTTTCAAACGATTATCGCCATGTACAAATCACTACATATGTATCGGTTGGGTGAAAAAACTACATATAATATTAACGAGATGTCGATAAGAGATCTTGAAACGCTCATTCAACATCTCGACTCATACATACGACATCATTTCGATTCTCTCCCACACAAATCTCAAAATATCATCGCACTCGTTCGCAAAAAAATCACCCTCATCATTAACAAAATATCCTATGCCAATAAATATCCTATTCCCATCTTGAAAGATCCTTATCAAAGACTGCCATCAGAATAGGTATCCTCATGTTCTCCACATCTTTGTATGTAATGGGCTTTTTCACAGAATCCAATCTTTCACTCTTACATATGATTCTCCTATCCGCTTTATATTTTTTACGATACTCCTTGTTTTGTAAAAAATATTCCTCGACAATTGGCTCTAATATTGGTATCTTACCCAACAAAAATCTATACTGCGTAATAAGAGCACATCGAGCCCAATATTTACTATGATCCGAAAAATACGTATTTTTCAACATTTTTTTCCACAATCGAATACTCTTCGGGATGTTATTATACACGTAATTTTGCTTATTCGCATATTCAAATACAAGAATCTCCGATATATTCATTTATATACCAAGACTTATTATTTATATCCTAATTTTTGTAACTCATTGTCTATAAATTGTGGTATTTTTGTGTGAGATACAGTGTATGGCACAGAAATAAGATCAATACCTAATCGTTTACAAATGGCAATTTTTGTTTTATCTCGTTTTTGCTGTTGGGTGAAATTATCGTAATTATTCCGGTGCATATAGGCGTCGAATTTGTAATGTTGCTTGCCATTATACTCGCATGCCAATTTTAAATCGGCGTTGAACATATCTAATTCTAGATTACTCTTGGTTTCAGGATTAAACATAAAGTTAGGACGTACATTTGGGAAAGGTTTGTGAAATTTATTTTCTAAATGGTTTCGGCATATTTGTTCACCTTTACTTGTTTTCGGGAGTCGCTTTTTCTTTTGTTCAATATAAAAAATGTTGTGTAAATCATATGTGCCTTCACTATTACGATTGTATAGATACATCCCGCATAATACACACGCAGACAAAATGACGGCATAGGTAAAACCCTTGCTCTCCCAATTTTTTCTAATTTTATCCATATAATATTTGATCATCTTTATTATATACAATAATTTCAAACCGATTTAAAACAATTTAAGTACTATTTATAAATGCCACAGAAGTTTCGTTCTAAATCTCATAAGCGCAAAAAGATGATTCGTGATTTCTTACAAAACGTTCGAAATAGTTTACACAATCCAGAAAATGTTAAAACCATTTTGAAATCTCATCATCCAAATTACAGAAAGTATTTATTCCCAAAAGTCATCGAGGAGTGTATCCAGATCGATAACTTTGATTCTCTTCGTGAATTAATCCAAGCGTATCTCAACGATGTCGACTATGATTCGCCACTCATACACCTTGCCGTGAAGCATCAAAACGAGAAATTAACAAAATTACTTTTAGATAATTATTTTGATCCAAATATAGTATACCCTCAAAAAGATATTAGTTGTCTTATGATCGCGGCCAAAGATAATAATATCCCTATCGTACAAATGTTAATCGACCAAGATGTCGATGTCGACTATAAAACCAATAAAGGTGGCTTTGACGCAAAAATGATCGCAAACCATTTTGGACATCGACAGATTATTCAATTACTGAATAAATAATTATTTAATTAAAAATATTTAATTAAATAAATGATATATATTGAATGTTTTGCTATACTAATATGTTTTATAATCGTTGTATTTATCATGTTCTCTAATCAACAACCGTATCCTGTCTATAAGGATCCACCACGAGAACCTTTTAGTATCGCCGGTCAACAATTGGTTGCGACTGATATTAGCGATTTACAAAATCTTGAAACGCCTCACGAAAATCACACGCCCCTCGCCCACGCTGAATCTGTCGAGCCGGATTTTGAAGTATCTATTATCCCAGAAGCCAATAAAACGCAACTCGGCGACGAACAAGACGACGAAGATGATAGCGATCTGGAAGAAGACTCGCCAGATTCTAGCCCCCCAGAAACCGAAACCCTTAGCGACGTCGTCGATAGAGTTGAAAAAGATGGTGAATTAAACGCTCGTGATTTTAACCCCGCTGATCTACCCTCTACCTACCGTATCCCCACCACCGTACCTGGCTTCAATTCATTATTTGATATTCATAATGACCCCGATTGTTGTTCTTCCAAGTCACAACCTAGATCATCTAAGAAATGTTATACCAGAGAAGTCCGAGAAAATCACTTAAAGAAAATGGGCAAAAAACATAAGCCCCTTCTCCAAAAATCCACATGTGCGGGTGACGACCACGATATAGACCCAGCTGGCATTTTGTGCTACTCCAAAGAACCCCCCGCCATTCCGATTGAATATTTTCCAAATTCATGCCTACCGCCTCAATTATCAAAAAATATTTTAAACAAAAACGATTGCTTTAATCCATCAAACCTGGTATACACACCCGACCCGGTCGACCCAATCGACTATACAGTCCGCAAAGGAATCCTTAACCCTCTCGATAACACCGACACGTACGTTCAAGCCGTTGTGGATCCAACCACCAACAGGGGATTCGCTATGGACTTTCGTTAACTCTTATAACGCTGCTTATGGAATTTCCAATAATCCTTACTACCAAATTTGAAATTCTTTCTCACCGGTTTCGCTTTATACCAAAAAATACAATCTTCGAGTCGATTGCTTTGCGTCTGATTCAATACAAACAATGCCGTATAATCATCCGTGATCTGATCCAATATACTACAAAATGTATTAAAATCTGGTATGATTCCCGCGTAGTTCTCCCACAATGCCTTGCGATTCTTCAAATTAGGCTCGCGTAAGATAAACGTCCCATCCACATTCGTACGAATCACCGGCTTCACGTCCATACAATACTGTAACGATAACACAAACAACATCTTCCAATGCCTTCCATTCTTATACAACCCCTGGAATAACGGCTTCGAAAAAATCTTTGGATCATCCGTACAATCATCCAATAACAACAACGCCCACGGATTGTCTAGATGCTGCTTCGCCAACTTTTGTCTTTTAATAAAATCACCTATCTTTTCCTCATCTAACTCATTATAAATAAAGGTTTCAGGGAAAATTTTACCGTAGTGACCATTACTATCCTCGGTCCCACTCATCACCATACCCACCGGATATATATCACGCATCTGATGTAACAAACTCGTAATCATCGTCGTCTTACCCGTACCAGGCTTTCCTATCACCACAATCTTTGACCCTCCCTGATCCTTATCCTTAAAATTACTTATATTCGGCATAATCATATTCACATCCAACTCCTTGATCTCTAACGTTTTTGTATGCGACATTTTTTATTACATACAAAACGTAATGTTTAAATCTCATCAAACGAGATCTCCACTCCATTCACGGTCTCGTCTTCCTCCTTGGGCTTTTGTATCTCCCCATACCTCATCAATTTCGTTCTTTCGTCGTCCTTATACGCATGAATAATATCGACAGTCTTCTCATCATAGTCTCGATACGAAAACAACACACAATCCCCTAGCGTGATCCTCGTCTTCCTACGAATACTTCCCCTCAAACGACCCCTCACATCCTTTCCCGTATTCGGCACATTCACATCATAACGAAAATCACCCAAGATATTCGTAATCACACCATATTCTTGCTCCTCATCCTTAAAAATTAATTCACGAGCCGCAGCTTGCGTCGGCTTCTTCTTCTTTTTACCTTGCTTTCCCATAATGTATTTATAATATACAGTTTATTATAAATTCAATTTAGTAATTCTCATTTACTTCCTCCGCTTCTTCTTCTTGCGTCGCATCCCACCTCCGATCTGCTCTGTCTTGACCGGACCCTTCTTCTTCACCTCGTCCGGCACATCCTCGGGAAGTGGCACCAACAAATCATCCTCACCCTTCTCCTTGTCTTCATCATCCGACGACGACGATAAATCAGCAGGATCAATATACTCATCTTTGATATAGTCCTCGATTTGACCATACCCAAGCTTATCATTGACCTTCTCCAACTTGTCCTCATTGTCGTCTTTTCTGCGCAAATCCAAATTAATTAAGTCGAGCTTGCCATCAAAACGACGATGGAAAGCATAACTATTCACCTCGAGCTTTAACATCTCCTCGGTAGTCTTCTTTGTGAAAAAATGATCCAGATCTAAATCAAAGGTGCTCCAATCATCTAGAATATACATATCAATCTTCTCTAACTGCTTTTGGAGATAATTCAACGCCTTTTCATTACCAGCATACTTGATATTTCT